CAAGGGCAATGACCGCTAAACAATACCTAAAACAAGCCTTTTTTACGAACCAAAGTATAAATGATAGCTTGTTAGAGTTAGAGAGGTTGCGGACGATAGCCTACTCAATAGGAGCAGTTGACACCTCTAAGGATAAAGTTAAAACTGGTAAAGTTTCCGATATTGTCGGTGGTGCTGTACCAGCAATCGTTGACCTTGAAAAAGAAATAAACGAAAAAATCAGAGAATACAGAGTAAAAAAGCAAGAAATTGAAAGCACAATTGATAAAGTTGCAGATTGTAAAGTTCGAGCAGTACTCCTGAAACGATATATTTATTTTTACAAGTGGGATGATATTGCCAATAGCTTAAATAAAACAGTACAACGTGTTTACCAGCTACATAGAGCAGGCTTAGAAGAAATCGGAAAACTTATAGTAAATTATAGTAAGTTATAGCGCATTATAGTAAAAAATATGCTTTAATATATAAGTAAAGTTATCCACACAACGGAAGGGGACGGCATTATGGCACGTTTAACACAGAAACAGTAAAGATTTGTAGACGAATATTTAATAAAAATGTCGGCAAGGAAACCCGAAACTTTAGTTGAGGGTTGTTGACTGCATCTAGCCGTAAAGGTTAGGCGTTTTTTGCATGAGGTGAACCCGTGGACGAAGTAGAAAACCTCAAACGCACAGGGGACAAGCGTAAATTTTATGATAGTCCGGGATGGAGGCGAGTACGCCGGGAAGCTCTTACACGTGACCGCAACGCTTGTATTTGCTGTAAAGATAAAGGCAAGTACACCAGAGCCAATACAGTACACCACGTAAAAGAAATAAAAGATGTACCTGATTTAGCATTGACATTAGCTAACCTACAATCCGTATGCCATGCTTGCCACGAATCTATCCACGATAGGAACGCAAGCAAAAGGAAGCTCAGCAAAGTGTATTGGCCAGAGCAGTGGTAGCAAGGGAGGCAAGCCTGTGCAAGCCCCCCGGGTCGTGGGAATCGGCCTCCGCCCCGGGACACGTAACCGGGGTATAGTCCAGGCTTCGGAGATTTTTTCAAAATCTCTCCAGCTCAAAAAAATTCGCCGATATTTGCGCTGATTTGTCTCAGATTGCAGAGATGTGGAAAGGAGATGCCGAAGTATGGGCGCAAAAGGAAAAAGCAAGGCAACAATGCAGGATTTAAGCGCAGTGGAGGCTCTTGCCCGAGATGGAGCTACCGACGCACAGATTGCAAAATACATAGGCGTTTCCACCTCCACACTGTATGTCTGGAAGCAAAAATTCCCGGAGTTTTCGGAGGCCATAAAAAGAGGCAAAGAAATCTCCGATTATACAGCGGAAACTGCCTTGTTTGTAGCTGCTACCGGATATAGGTATGAGGAAATTACTAAGGAGCCTATTTTAGACCACAATACTAAGCGGCCTCTGTTGGATGATAACGGTGAGCCTATACTTGTAGTTACAAAGATAGTGGATAAGGTAGCCCATCCCAATACCACGGCTCTTATATATTGGCTAAAGAACCGCAAGCCGGAGGCATGGCGCGACCGCAAAGGCGGCGCAGATGCGACAGTAGTAAGAAGTGACGAAAATGACTGGGAAATTTAAAGGATTAGTTTACAAAACACATCCATACATTGAGGATTATTTTAAACTAATGGATGATGGTTTGATTGTATGCAAAGAACAAATAGAACTTAGAACGTATTTAACCAAGAAGCTGGCAGAGCCGGGAATATATATTAACCATGCCAAAATCGAAAAGGTTGTAGCTATAAAGGAACACCACTTTTATCCTGCCTTTCCGTTCCAGAAATTTATAGACTGTTTTGTATACGGTGTATTTTGCGATGACGGCTCGTTGATGTTTAATCGGTATTTTCTGATGATGGGCAGAGGTAACGGAAAAAACGGATATGTTTCCCCTAACGCTTGGTACATGACTACTAGTGGGCATGGCGTTAGAAACTATAATATTGAGATAGTTGCCAATAGCGAAAAACAGGTAAAAACCTCCTTTGACGATGTTGTGTCTATGCTGGAGCATCCAAAATTTAATGATAAAATGAAACGGAAATACCACTGGACAAAAGAGGAGGTTAAAAGTAAGGCCACAAACGCTATAATAAGGTGGCACACGTCCAATGCCAAGACCAAAGATTCTTTGCGAAGCGGCTGCGTCATTTTCGATGAGATACACCAGTACGAAAATTACGACCAGATAAATGTGTTTACCACGGGGTTAGGAAAAATACCATGCCGCCGAGAATTTATGATTACCACGGACGGCTTTGTTAGAGGCGCAGTGTTAGACGATTTTAAAGAGGAAGCCAAAGAAACCTTTGCCGGGGAACGTCCCAATACAAGGACGTTCTTTTTTATATGTAAATTGGACAATAAAGAAGAAACAGATAATCCGAATATGTGGGTAAAGGCCAATCCTGCTTTACCTTACATGCCGGAATTGCTAAAGACCATCCAACAAGAATACGAAAGTGGTATAAATAATCCGGAGTTACGCCGGGGATTTTTAACTAAACGCATGAATCTACCATCTCAAGATGCAGCAATACAGGTAACGGATTACGAAAATTTACAGGCCATAAATAAAATACCGCTGCCGGATTTAACCGGATGGCCATGCATTGGAGGTTTGGATTTTGCTGAAACTTCCGACTATGCAGGATGCGGTCTGCTATTTCGCAAATTGGAAAAATATATATGGCTGCATCACTCTTTTGTGTGCAATAATAGCCTGCTAAAAGCCAAACCTAAGCGGTTTAATGTCTGGGAGGCAGAGAAACAAGGTTGGTGTACCATCGTGTACGAGCCTTTTATAAAAGCAGAAACGATAGCCGACTGGTTTTTAGAGCAAGGACGTAACTATGCGCTGCAAGGCGTGGCCATTGATAAATTTCGTGAAATGATTGTAAAGGACGCTTTTTTACGTGCCGGCATTCCTGTGGGAACAGTAAGGACGGGGCCGTATACTCATGCGCAAATTGCACCGCTAATTGACGTGCTGTTTGCAGAACGTAATATTCTTTATGGGCCCGACAGGATGATGAACTGGTATATAAACAACACATGCAAAGAGTACGACAAAAAAGGAAACGTGTCCTATAAAAAGATTGAGCCTATCCGTAGAAAAAATGATGGTTTTATGGCCTTTGTTTCAGCGATGAGCAGTAACCTTGTTAGCACATTGCCTACGGGAGAGCCTGTAAATTACGAAGATATACAAGCATATGTGTATTAGAGCATGCCGCCTCTATAAAAACGGACGGATTGTATATTTTAAATAGGTTTGAGGTAACGGGGGTTGGATGTGAAGATCCTAAATAAAATCAAACGGCTATTTAGACTGGATGGAACAGGCCTGCCCGGCTTGGTAGAGTTAGGACTGTCCGCTGAACTTAGCTATAAAAAACTAGCGGTGGATTCTTGCGTTAACTTGATTGCGTCCACTTTAGCCGGGTGTGAGTTTGTTACATTCGAAGAAGGCAGAGAAGTGCGCAAAGATAATTATTATCTGCTTAACGTGCGTCCCAATATAAACCAAAGCGGCGGAGTTTTTTGGCGCAGTGCTGTTTCTAAATTACTTAAGGCCAACGAAGTTTTAATAATAATGCAAGATAATAATTTATACGTGGCCGATAGTTTTTCCGTAGAAAAATATGCTGTTTATCCTAACATATACGATAATGTTACCGTAGGAAGCCTAAGTTTTAACCGAAGCTTCCACGGGGATGATGTGTTGCATATAAAATTAAATGACGAAAATATCCGAAGGCTGATAGATGGGATTTATGCTGATTATGGCAAGCTGATAGCCTCTGCTGTCGGCGTGTATAAGCGTAAAAACGCTTTACGCTTGCTGGTAGAAGAACCGGCAGTATCTAGCATGCAAGAAGAAGAGAGAAAAAAACGTAAAAATCTGTACGAAAAGGATTTCCGCACCTGGATTGAGGCTGATGGAGTCGGGGCGGTTCTTCCTCTGCCGCTAGGGATGAAGGTTCACGAACGGGCAAATAGCGACCGTATACAGCATACAAGCAGAGATATGCGTGCCTTAATAGACGACATAATGGATTATGCGGCCACGGCCTACAAAGTGCCTGTTCGCTTGCTAAAAGGCGATGTAGCCGAACTTAACCAGGCAGTAAATGCACTGATAATATTTACCATAAAGCCGTTGGCAAAGTTAATCACGGACGAAATCAATGCCAAAATGTACAGCAAGGCCGGGTATCTGCGGCGTACCTATGTAAAGATTAACACAAGGCGCATAGCTATGGTTGATGTTGCTACCTATGCTACCGCAGCAGATAAACTTTTTGCCGCAGGTATTGCTACTGTTAACGATAACCGCCGTCTGCTGGATATGGAACCTGTAGAAGAAGCCTGGGCTAATAAGCATTTTGTAACTAAAAACTACAGCGACATTACCCAAGTAGGGCGACTGGAGGGAGGTAAAAACAGTGAAACCAATACAAAAACGCTTTGATTTATCGGTAAGCCCGGATAACTCTGATGTTACAGTAGTATACCTTTACGGATATGTGACAAGTCAGCATTATTGGGACGAACAGGAATGTATTGCGACTAAAGATGTGAGGCAGGCCTTGTTGGGTATAAAAACTACAGAAATACACTTGCACATCAACAGCCCCGGCGGAAATGCATTTGATGGTATAGCCATACACAACCTACTGAAACACCATCCGGCCAAGGTAACGGCATATATAGACGGCATAGCCGCCAGCGCAGCAAGTGTAATAGCCATGGGAGCTAACGAGATTATAATGCCTAAAAATTCTATGCTGATGATACATTGTGCTTCTACTTTTGCGTATGGCAATGCCGCAGAATTACGCAAGGAAGCGGATACACTGGAAAAGGTGGATACTGCCGTAGCCAATAGTTATAAAGTCAGATTCGTAGGTACGGACGAGGAATTGGCCGCACTGTTAGCAGACGAAACATGGCTAACCGCTAACGAAGCCTTGGCTTTAGGCTTATGCAACAGCATATTAGAAGAATCGGAGGCCGAACCACAGCCACCTAAAAATGCAATATTGCAAAAATACGGATGCAAAAGTAAAGAAGAACTTATAACCAAGCCACAGGCAAAGTTAAATTTATCTAACTGTCTGGAGGCTTTTTTAAATGGCGTAGGAGGCTGCAGCAGCGATGAAAAATTTAGACCAGCAAAAAGAAGAACTTAAGAACAGTTTAAAAGCTGCATTTGACAGCGGAGAAGAAGAGCAGATTATATCTGCTATAGCCGCACTGAGCGAAAATATCCAGACGGGCATTTTGGAAGAAGCAAATAAAATTGCCTTTGGAGCGACTAAGGACTATGCGGCTCTGGCGGCCAGAGGATTAAAGTCTCTAACAGAAGCAGAGACTAAATATTACAACGCTATTATCGAACGTGGTGTATCCGGTAACGTGGATGGAAGTGCCTTTGCAGATGCAGAAACAATCCCACCTCCAACTATAATTAATAGAGTTTTTGAGGACTTGGCAAGAGAACGGGAACTTTTACGGTTGATTAACTTCCGACCTGCCGCTGCTACTACGGAGTGGTTAATGAGAGTGGATAACAAAGTTCCTATGGCTTTTTGGAGCGACTTAAACGCACCATCACAAGAACTTATGAGTAAAGGTTTTAGAACTGTGCAAATGATGCAAAACTTGTTGACTTGTTTTTTACCTGTCCACAAATCTATGTTAAATTTGGGACCCGAATGGCTAGACCGCTATGTTAGAGAGACACTAGCCGAAGCTATGGCTTATGGCTTAGAACATGGAATTGTAAACGGAGACGGAAACAGATGCCCTATTGGTATAACCCGAGATGTGAATGACGGCAACCATCCTCTAAAAAAAGCGGTTAAGTTGACAAATCTTGAACCTGCCACTTTAGGAAATAACATAATGAAACCTTTATCAAGAGATGGCCGCAGGACACCTAACAACATTATTTTGCTGGTTAATCCGTTAGATTATTGGGATAAAATTTTTGGTGCGACTAGTTACTTAAACGCCGTTGGAGAATATGTTCACGGCATTTTACCTATCCCGGCAAGATTTGTACTGTCTTCCGAGATGCCTAAAAATCACATAAGTGCAGGTGCGGCTGGTGATTATTTTATGGGGGCAGGTTTCGCCACAGGTATTGAATTTTCTGACGAGTATAGATTTGTAGAACGCCAGCGAGTTTACAAAACGGACATTGTAGCTAACGGTAGACCTATGGACAACGATTCCTTCTTATTGTTTGACATCAGCGAACTAGAAACCTCCTTAAAACTCGCTATCAAAATGCCCAGAAAGTGAGGCAGAGCATAAAAAAGCAACTGCTGGAAGAGGTAAAAGAAAAGCTGCGCATCACATGGCCGGAAGAAGATGTCCATGTGTGGCGGTTAGTAGAGGCAGCGATAGCCGATTTAAGTCAACGCACGGGTCGGGAGCTTGATTTTTCCCGACCCGGTCCTGCTAAAACTCTAATGTTAGAGCATGTATTTTATAACTATAACAACGCTTTGCACGAGTTTTTATCCGCTTATTCCGGGGAACTTATGGCCTTGGCACTTAAAGCGGCTATGGAGGAGTTTAGCCGTGACTAATTTTCGGGATAACATTTTTTACCGTTTAAATGATGGAGTAATTTATATTTATGATGTGTGCGAAGCGGAAACACCGGGAGGCCTCAACAAAAGATTTATTACAAACGGCAGTAAATTTTTCTTCGAGGAAATAAATATTGCTGTAGATGATTACGAATCCGCTAAACATGATGGCGCAAAGCTAACTATGCGTATCCGCATATTAAGGCAAAATCAAATAACAACCGAAAAAATAGCACGAATTAACGGGAAGTATTACGGTATTTGGCGTGTGCGGAACGGCTTTAACCGCCACTATGTGCCTATCACAGATATTACTCTTAGAGCGGAAATTGGGAATGATGTTGATTTGCCGCAGGAAGAGTAAACTTTTATAGCAACACGCCATAATTATTTTTGAGGTGGCATAACGTGACGTTGATAGAATTTAGAAATCTCTTGCAAGAAACTTGTAACAACGTGGGTCATTTTAGAGCCCTTAACTCCGACATTCCAAGGATTATCTACAACGAGACAGGAAAAATTTACGAAGAGTTTGATAACAATGTGTTTAGTTTGGGCTGGAAAGTAGAGGTACATTTTTATACTCGCACAGAGTTTGACCCAATTGTAGAGCAATTGGAGAATTTGTTTAACAAAAATAATATAGGTTTTAGGTTATTGGAAATAAAATATGGATGGACAGAGGTAAAAGCCAATGCTGACAGCAATGCAGTGGCACAAAACGAATTAATCTATTATTTGTTTGAGTGCGCGGTGCCGGAATGACCTGTAAAACCCTTACAGTAGAGTATATAAAGGACTTTACGTCCGAAGCAGTACCTAAGATGATTGGCGCAGGTATGGGAGTACTACTCCCGGCGGTGGAAAAAGCTCTTGACCGAGCTGTAGGAAATCCGGCTTACCTACTCCATAACAGCGAAAGTACGGGCAGCCTGTTTAACTCCATAAGTGTGTCCAACTCGTTTATTAGAGACAACGGCACTCGCTTTTTTGCCAATGTATATTTTAAAGGTGAAGACGACCGTAAAAATCCCATACGCCAAGGAGAAAAGGCCGCATATCTTAACTATGGCACAGGAAGCCGTAAAACAACCAACGGCGAATATCGCGGCTCAACCCATAAAACAGACTTTGCACCTAAAGCGGCGGCAAGCTCAAAAAAAGAAGTGTATACGGTAATGGAAGCAGTATTAGAACGCGAACTTAGAGAGGAAAATAATAATGGGAAATAACAGTGCTGTAAATCCAATTATAGGCGTGGATATGGCCCACTATGCCATACTTGATTTTGACCCGCTGCCCTCAGTCGGTACAGGGTCTCTCCTTCCGATATATAGAGAGCCGATATCTCTACCCAATGTGCGCAGCATAGGCATTGGCTCGACAGATACATCTGCTACAGAGTACTACGACAACGCACCAAGAATTGTTATCATGGCCAAAAGCGATAAAACTCTAAACTTTACGAGAGCCAGCTTTACTAACGAAGAAAAGAGATCTCTTTTAGGCTGGAAGCGTACCGAAGATGGCTCAACATTCGAAACTGGCGACAGTTTGCCACCTTATATAGCTTTTGCTTTCCGGCGGCTTAAATACGGTGGTCATTACGACTACGTTTGGTATCTAAAAGGTATAATGGCTTTAAACCAATTAGATTCCGAAACTCGCCAAGCCACGATAACAGTCCAAAACCTTACTATGACAGGGACCTTTATAACTCGCCAATGCGATAATGCCTATGTAATTACAAAGGCTACAGACGACCCGGGTTTTGAGCCTGGCTCGGTTAAGGATTGGTTTACTGCAGGTACTATCAACAGGTTAATGACAGAAGCCGGAGCGACCCCACGTCAAGCACCAGGCAAGGCTGTAAACGTTGGGAAATAATAAGGAAGTCTTTAACGGGAAAGATATTTTTGTGCTTTTGGACAAACCGTATTTACTCAAATTTACTTTAGCCGTTGTATATAAGTTGGAAGAGATATACGGAACAATGACCGCCGCTTTGGAAAGCCTGTTTAACGAAGATACTGAACAGGCAATACAAACGGCGACTGTCTTTTTACAGCTGATTACTAAGGCAAAGCCGGAGGTTATTGGGCAAGCTCTTGATGCCAAAGTTTTTGAGGCTGTATCAGCTGCTTTACGGCGTGACTTTCCAGATAAAAAAGACGAAGAGGAAGCAAAAGAGAATAGCAACGACTGGGACAATTTATACTATATGGGACGATACCTGTTATGCATGAGTGATAACGAATTTTGGCATTGTAGTCCAAGGCGGTTTTTTAAACTGCTCTATCTATGGGGAATACATCACAAAATGATTGAGCCAGAACAAGAAATTTATAACGGTAATCTTACTTATTTTTAAAATTGTTGGAGTAAAGTTAACTTAACTTTACTCCAACAGCTTAAACCCGTTGGCGGTTTTCCAATACCCAAAAATAGAAATGAGGAATCCCCGTGGCCGGAATAAACGTTCCCATAAGAGTAGAAGCCAAACAAGCCCGGCAGGAAATATCAGCCTTTAACAAAGAAATGCGACACGTCCGGGATATTTCCAACCTAACAACAAAAGAGCTGGAAGCCCAAGGAAACCAAGTTGAGGCCGTGGCAACTAAACAACAATCCTTTAGCGAACAGCTTCGCATACAAACAGAAATTACAGACAGGTACAAAGTAGGCTTGCAGGCATCTAAAGAAACCTTGGAAGAAAAAAGAAAAGAACTAGAATCCTCTACAGCAGCTTGGGAAGCCGGAAAGTTGACAATGGCTGAAAATAGTACAGAACTAAAAACTCTTGAAAAAACGGTGGCTCAATCCACTAAACATTTTGATGCAGCCTCCCAACGTGTAACAGAGTGGGGACGGGGTCTGGAAAAATCTGAGGCACAAGGAAGACTATTGCAGGCCACAGTAGAAAACACTACCCAAGGTATACAGACTCAAAGTGAGGCTATGAGTGCTTTTGGTGAGGTATTGAGAGCTAATCTTGTAGCCGATGCTCTTATTGGGAGTTTTAATCGTCTTATCGGAGGCATTGGCAGATATCTGACCCAAGGGGCTGTCATGGCAGAACAAATGTCTTTGTCACAATCCCAGCTTGCCCATGTTATGGGCAATACAATGGATGCTACCCAAGGACAGATAGATGCTATAAACCAACTTACCTCTGCACAACAGCAATTAGGCGTGGTATCTCAAACGGCTCAAGTTGCCGGAGCGCAGGAATTAGCTACCAACTTAGAAAACTACGAAACCTTAAAAAAATTAATTCCAGTTATGAACGACATGGCGGCACATCAATACGGCATAAACGCTAACACCCAAAACACTATTGGCCTCGCTTCGACTTTAGGCCGAGTTATGAATGGAAATGTACGGGCAATAGAAAGAATGGGTCACGCTTTTACAGAAGCCCAGGAAGCAATAATAAAGTACGGGACAGAAGCGGAACGGGCGGCGGTACTTGTAGAAGTTATATCTGCCAGTGTAGGCGGCATAAATCAGGCACTTGCAGATACCGAATTAGGACAACAGGCACAACTTAACATGGTTTTAGCCGAAACTCAAGAGCGCGTAGGCGATATATATAATTCGCTAAGGACACAGCTTGGCGCAGATGTACTTCCGGCAATAGAAGCCGTATTCAGTGAGATGTTGGAGTTTATAGAGAATAATCGTGACAGTATAGCCGGACTTATGGGCGTGCTGCAAGGATTGTTCTCTTTTTTCTTACAAAATTCCCGGATGGTAGTTGCTGCTTTAAGTAGTATCGGTGGCGGTATAGCAGCTATGCGCTTAACTGAAACAATTGCCAAAACACGGGAATGGATAACCGCCTTACAAGCGGCGGCGGCGGCAAAAACAACAACTATGGCCGCAACTACTGCCCAAACCGCGGCCACCCTTGCAAGTACAACCGCAATAAAAGCAAAAATAGTCACAGTTAAGGCTCTGACAGCGGCCATGTTAAAAAGTCCTTTTGCTGTAGGTGCTTTGCTGGTTGGTGGTGTTATGGCTGTTATACAGGTAGTAAGCCACCTTAACGGCCAATTTAAACGGCAGGCTCAATTAGTAAGAGACTTATCAGACGAATACCAAACGTTACAAAATGACCTTGACGGCACAGCACGTCAGATTACAAACGTATCTCGCCGTATAGACGAATTGCAATCAAAGGACACCTTAACATTAATCGAAAAAGAAGAACTAGCGGCACTGGAACAGGCCAATACCCGGCTGGAAACTCAATTGCAAATCCAACGGCAATTACAAGATTTGGCCGCACAGGACAGGGAACGAGAAACTATTGAGTTATTAATTTCCGGTAGGAATCCGGCTATAGAGCAGCTTACACGCCAAATAAAATTACATGACGAATTAACTCAGCGAATGGAGAAATTCCAAGAGAAACAGACACAACTTGCGGAATCAGGCTCTCACGATAATTGGGCTTTTGGTCTAACTGAAGAATGGATAGCCAATTATCAGGAACGGATTGTACAGCTTAGTCAAACCATTTTGGAAAAAGGTTCTCAAATGCACCAGTACAGGGGTTATCTTGTTGGCGTGGCAGATGGATACGAAGAGGTTGCTTTAGCTGTAGATAATGCTTTAGCCGTTTTCCAAAATTTTATGGATGCAAGAGATTTCGAGACGAATATTAATCAAACTGTAGATGGAGTAAAACAAGCTGTTGTCCAAACAGAAACATTAACAACAGCTTCTCAAGAAGTAGGCCGGGCGGTAAAGGATTTAATAGAAGCCTACCGCACCGGGGAAATGTCCAGCCGTGAGTATACCGAAGCATTGCAAAATCAATTAGCACAGGTAAAAGCCATAACTGCCGCTAATCCGAAGCTTGCCGACAGTTTCGCAATGGTAGCATATGTAATACAGCGGCAGCTTGCTAATTCTCCGAAATATTTACAAGGTTTACAGCAAATAACCTCCGAACTAGCCAGAGAAATAGATATGCTGCGTGGCGCACTAGACGAACAAACAGAATCCGGGGAACTTAATTTATCCACAGTAATGCGCCTGATAGAAGCCGGGTACGCCGCTGCACTACAGATAGACCAAGAAACCGGAGCTGTTATCCTTAATACTGATGCTTATATGCGGTTAATGGAAGCAAAACTAGCCTCCCACGAAGCCGAGCTTAAAATGGCAAGACTCCAAATCCAAAACCGTCTCGACCAGGAACGGGAGGCCACAAGGCGTTTAGCAGAAGAAACTCACCATCTAACACATGCCAAACTGGAAGCAGTACGGGCAAGCCGCATAGCAGAAGAAGCCGCACTAGCTGAAATTGCTGCGCTGGAGCATCAGATTAATATTATTAACCGTTTGCGTGCCAATCTTGATACTCCTCTATCTACAAGCCGACCCCAGACAAGCAGAGGCGGCACATCCAGTCGGCAGGCAG